GGACGCCAGCGCGCCGGCGACGACCGAGCCGGCCGAGACCAAGCCGGCCAAGCGCCAGCGCGCCGAGCGCGTCGCGCGCGTCGAGATCGATGGCGACGTGCCGGCCGGCTATCTGGCGCTTAAGAAGACGCCGACGTTTGAGCAGTTCCGGAAGGCCGACCCGACCGCCGATGGTTCCGAATGGCTGACGCGCTGTGTCGAGCATGGCGAGACCAAGAGCGCGCCGAACCGCAAGGCCGGCCGCGCGCTCGGCTCGTCGACCGAGCGTGCGCTCTGGTGCACCGGGTGCAAGGCCAAGGCCGCCGCCAAGCTGGCCGGACCCGGCGCGAGCGCGCCGGCGACGACCGAGCCGGCCGAGCCGGCCGAGCCGAGCGCCGACGACGACGTGCTCGTCGACCCGAAGCCGGCCAAGCCGCGCCGGTCGCGCAAGTCGACCAAGTAACCGGCGAAACGCGCGCCGAGCCGAGCAGCTCGGCGCGCGTCCGGCGCGAGTGAGCGACGCGCTGCTGACGAGCCAGCTCAACCCGAGAGAGGTAACCACCAATGAATCAGCACATGAGCGACGCGCCCGACGGGCGCAAGTACGCCGACACGATCACGCTCAATGACGACACGATCGTCATCGAGGTGACGCCGCTCGCGTTCACCGACGACCAGAGCGCGCCGAGCCCTGTCACCGAGGCGTTTTACCGGATCACTGACACCGAGGGCCGGCGAGCGTTCGCGATCTATCTGCAAGGTCAGATGCGGTCGATCGGCGAGCCGCTGCCCGGTCGCTGGGGCGACGCGATCCGCGCCGCGCTGGGGTGGTAGTCCGGAGAGGCGAAACGCGCGCCGGCTGGCGCGCGTCCGGCGCGAGTGAGCGACGCGCCGCTGACGAGCCAGCTCAACAACCCAGAGAGGTAACCACCATGTCAGACCAGACCAGCCCGGAGCAGCCGCGCGACACGAGGTCGTGGCCGGCCCGGCACAAGATCATTACGACGCTCGGCGTGATCGTCGTCGGCGGGATCATCGCCGCGAGCATCGGATCGGGCAGCAGCTCGCCGACGCCGACGACGACGCCGACGATCACGCTCGCGCCGGCTGCGCAGCCGACGACGAGCGCGCCAGCGCCGGCGTCGTCGACGCCGGCCAGCTCGCCGAGCGCGACCGGGCCGGCGACCCAGCCGAACCCGGCACCGCAGCACGTCGTCGAGTACGTCGTGACCGGCTCGACAGCCGACGTCACGTACGGGCCGATCGGCAGCAGCTACGCCGGCGCGTCGCCGATGCACAAGCGCGTGTCGCTCGACTCGACCGACGCGATCGGCTACTCGGTCTCTGCTCAGCTGCAGGGCGGCGGCAGCGTCGAGTGCCGGATCGTCATCGATGGCAAGACTGTTGCCAGCGCCGGCGCGTCTGGCGGGTACAACATCGCGATCTGCGAGACCGTCAAAGACCCGTTCACTGGCGAATGGCACGACGCTAACAAGAGCTGACGTCGCGCGCGCCAGCGAAAGCCCCCGCCGATCGGGGTTCGGCGGGGGCTTTCGCGTGTCAGCCGGAAGACCCCACCTGGTGAGCGATGGGGCCTTCCTTACTGCTCTGAGACTTGGGGGATGTGCCCTGGGGAGCAAGGCACCGCCCCGTCAGCTGTCGTGATTGCTCAGCGTCTAGGCCCCACCCCCCCTCGCCGGCCGGTAGCTTACAAGATCTTGTAACACTTGTAAGCGCCGCTGAGAGCGGTTCTAAGCGGTCGAGCCGGTCGCGCGTGTCATCTGTCGCGAGCGCCGCCGTTCGCCGCCGCAGCCGCCCTCGTGGCCGCTCGGTTCCGGCGAATCCGCCGAACCGCCATCATTGAGACCATGACGACCGACCGCCGGCGCTTCCCGCCCTGCCGGCGAGTGTTCGACGGGGTCCGTTGCATGAGGCGCGGCGAGCATCTGTGCGAGCCGCGCGCCGAGCACGCGATCGCATTCTTTAGCGAGCTGCTCGTGCACACTAAGGGCGATTGGTCTCGGCGCGCGTTCGTGCCGGCTGACTGGCAGGCCGAGGAGATCTTGCGCCCGCTGCTCGGGACTGTCGAGTACGACGCGGGCTGGGGCAAGTACGTCCGGCGCTATCGCGAGTTGTATTTGAGCACTGGCCGCAAGAATGGCAAAACGGAGATCATCGCCGGCCTGATGCTCTATCTGCTCGTCGGCGACGACGAGGACGCCGCCGAGATCTACGGGCTCGCGCTCGACAAGGATCAGGCGTCGCTCGCGTTCCGGGTCGCCGCTCGGATGGTGGAGCTGTCGCCAGTGCTGTCGGCTCGGCTGGCCGTCGCCAAGTCAGCGCGCCGGATCGTCGACGAGCGGGCCTATTCGTTTTTCGCTGTCACCGCGGGCGACGCGCTCGGCGCCCTCGGGCCGTCGCCGCATGGCGCGTATATCGACGAGTTGCTCGCCCAGCCGTCGCGCGACTTGTACGACGCCATACGAACCGGGTTCGGCACGAGGTCGCAGCCGTTGCTCGTCTTGGCGACGACAGCGGACAACGACCCGGCCGGCTTCGCCGCGCAAGAGCGCGCATGGTCCGAACGCGTGCTAGAGGACCCGGAGCTAGATCACGCGCGGCTCGTCGTGCTGCACTCGACGCCGCGCGACGCCGACTGGACAGACGAGCGAACCTGGCACCTGGCCAATCCGGGGCTGGGCGAGTATCTCGATATCCGGATCTTGCGCGCCGAATGCGCCAAGGCGATCGCCAATCCGGCCGCCGAGAGGTCGTTTCGGCAATACAGGCTCAATCAGCAGCAGATGCAAGCCGGCCGCGCGCTCGACCTGACGCGCTGGGACGCGTGCGCGAGCCAGCTCGGCGAGCTGGCCGGACGCGAGTGCTATGGCGGGCTGGACCTCGCGTCGACGATCGACCTCGCGTCGTATGCGCTCGACTTCCCGGCGCGCGACGGCGGGCACGACGTCATCTGGCGAGTGTTCGCGCCCGAGTCGGCGCTGCCCGGTCTCGATCGCCGGACTGGCGGGCGCGCGTCGGCGTGGGCGGCGTCCGGCCTGCTGACGACGACCGAGGGCAACGTGATCGATTACGACGCGATCAAGGTCGCGCTGCGCGCCGACGCCGAGCGCTACGACCTGCGCGAGATCGCATTCGACCGCTGGGGCGCGACGCAGCTCTCGATCGACTTGCTCGACGAGGGCTTTCCGCTGCTGCAGATGGGCCAGGGGTACGCGTCCATGTCCGGCCCGACTAAAGAGTTCCTGCGGCTGGTCGCGGCCGGACTGTACCGGCATGGCGGCAATCCGGTGATCCGCTGGCAGGCGGGCAACCTGATCACGCGCACCGATCCGGCCGGCAACATCAAGCCGGACAAACAGCGCTCGGCTGACAAGATCGACAGTCTCGTCGCGGCGATCATGGCGCTTGACCGCGCGCTGCGCCACGCCGAGCGCCAGGGCGACGATTACGCCGCCGCTGGGTTCTAGTCCATGATGGTGCAAAGCGCCCGGCCAGAGGGGAGGCCAGGCGATGACCGTACTCGACGTCGACGAGCTGGGCGGCGCGCCGCTCGGCGCGAGCCAGCTCGAGGCGCTGCGCGGCGCAGCGTCGGCGAAACTCGACGCGCAGGCGCAGCGCGCCCGGCGCTATCAGTTCTATTACGACGGCGAGGCCGAGATCGTCGCGTTGCTGGCCACCGCCGAGCGGCAGACGTTCCGCCGGCTGCTCGACGAGTCCGGCTGCGATTGGTGCGAGCTGATCGTTAACGCCGTCGCCGAGCGATTGAGCGTCGTCGGGTTCCGATGGGGCGACGCCAGCGACCAGGCGTGGCAGATCTGGCAGGCGAGCCAGATGGACGCCGACGCCGAGCTAGTGCAGACCGACGCGCTCGTGACCGGGCAGTCATTCGTGCTCGTGCAACCCGACGACGACAGCACGAACCCGACCGGCGTCCGGATCACCGCCGAGTCGCCGTTCGAGGCGACGATCTTGTACCGGCCCGGCGACCGGCGCGAGCGCGTCGCCGGATACAAGCGTTTCGCCGGAATCGACCCGCAGGACTACCCCTGGCCGGCGTGGATGGGCGAGCCGCTCGGCGCTGGCACGACTGAGGTGCTGATCACCGCCGGCGAGATCGCGATCTGGCAGGCGGGCGGATCGGACCCGGTCGTCATGCCGAACCCGGCCGGCGTCGTCGGCATGATCGAGATCTGCCCGCAGCCGCGCACCTGGGGACCGCCGCGCTCTGAGCTGACGCCGGCGATACCGATCCAGGACCGGATATGCACCACCCTCTTTAACCGGCTCGTCGCGACCGACTACTCGGCATTCCGGCAGATCTGGGCGGCGGGGATTCGCATCCCTCAGCAGATGATCATTACGACCGATCCGGCGACCGGCGAGCCAGTCGAGCAGGTGCAGTACAACGCGCCGTTTGACGTCGGCGCTAACCGGCTATTGGTGACCGAGAACCCCGCCGCGCGGTTCGGCTCGTTTGCCGAGTCGACGCTGCAGGGCTATCTGAGCAGCGTCGAGCAGGACGTCGACCAGCTCGCGGCGATTACGCAAACGCCGACGTATTACTTCCGCCCGATGGCGAACCTGAGCGCCGACGCGATCAAGGCAGCCGAGGCCGGTCTCGTCGCCAAGGTCAGCCGGCGCGCGCTGCACATCGGCGAGGGCTGGGAAACGGTCATGCGGACCGCGTTCGCGATCGCGCGCAATGACGCGGCCGCAGCCGAGCAGAGCGCCGAGATCATCTGGCGCGACTTTGAGACCAGGTCCGAGGCGCAGCTCGTCGACGGGCTCGTCAAGATGAGGACTCTCGGCGTGCCCCTTGAAGC